TAGATATTGAATTCGCTGCCGGTCAGAACCCTGACCACTGCGGGAATGGCCACGGACTGGATGTCCTTGCCCAGCAGTCCGCCTACCCGGATCAGCTCATCCTGGATGGCGTTGAGAGTGGCAGCGTCAATAACTGTCTGGTTATCCACAAAGGTTGTCTTGGTAAAGGCCATTAGATCACTCCTTTCGGTGCCCGATTCGGGCACAAGTTGTTATCCCATTACACCTCCGTCACATACAGCCCAACCAGCTCCGCCAGCGCGTGATACACGGGGTTGCCCGTGTCCCTGTTGCACAGGTACGTCTTGCCGCTCTGGTTGTAGTACTTGCCCGCTTCCAGCGCCATATTGCCGTTGTAGGGGATGGGGTCGTATTTGGTACCGTCGTGTTGCTCACAGACTTCTTCCCACAGGCTTTCCGTTCCGGTTTCGCCCGGCGCATAGAGCGCTTGGCTGGTATGCTCCTGCCGCAGCTTCCAGAGCTTTCTGTCGCGCACGACCTTATACCCCACGGGCTTGCCGTTGGCCGCTGTGTAGGCCATATCTGCTTTCCACTCCGGGTACAGCGTTTTTACCGTCAACGCTCTTGCATCATCCAGTGTCTGTGCACCAAATTCTATGATTGTGCGGTATTTCCGCGCCTGTTGCTCTGTCATACGATACCTCCTGTAATGATACTGAGGGCATCTTCGGTTGAGAGATCGCTAAGCTGTTCCGTTGGCGCGTCACAATCTGCCCAGTTTGCAGCGTCTGCTTTTTTCACGTCGATACAGGTCACAACAGCTGTGCCGTCCGTAATTCCGCGCTCATCATCGGCCACCAGACGCACATAGTCAGACACTCTGCGGCCATCCGCATTCTGCGGTGAGAGACTAACCCCACCGCCAGTGTACAACGTGACTGTGGTCATCCCTCGATCACCTCCCCAGTGGTGCTATTTTTATAGACTACGGTCGTGTTTGCTGGCCAATAGCCCGGCACTTTATCTTTGACCAGTGCTGGGATGTCTGCCAAAGTGGCAGCGTCCACATAGAGCGTAAGCGTAACCGGGCCGGGCACCCGGAAAGGGCCTGCGTCCATCCGTACTACCGGCGTGCCGATGCTGCCCAACTTCACTGTGCGCAGCGCTGTGCAACTACCTGTAAAACAGTTGGTATTACCCAACCACATACCGGTGCACTTCGGCAATTTAACGCTTACCAGTTTAGGGCATCCATCAAACACCAATTGATTGCCAAAATTACCGGGAGCGTCCCATTCAAAATCAACCAACTCGGCTGCTCCGCGAAACATGTTGTTACGAAACCCAGACGCTGGGGCAGTGATGGCAGTCCATACTTCGTGCGGCGTGTATGCCATGCCCTCGGTCGTTCGGTAGATCGGCGCACCGCCCCCACCATACCCATCCACCAGCGACTGCATCGCGCTGGTGAGGTCGGCATCCGTCTTTCCGGTCTTGGTGTTTGCTGCGGTGATCAGACTATTGATCTTGCTCTCAATACTCATGTCGTTACCACCCCCGTGCCCACAAGTGTATCGATGTTACCAATGGCAGCTGTGATTGCAGCGGTCACATATGCTTCATTTACGCCGCTCGGCATGTCCACCGGACTCCACGCGGTGGACATGCCGGATGCGTCCACCGCAGCAACCTTGGCAATCTGGCCGACCGTCGCGCCGGTGATGCCCATTCCCACGCCGTCCTTGCTTTCTAGGGCGAGGACGGCATCTTGTATATCATTTAAGTTAGCCGCAGTTATAACCGTTTTGCCGCTCACATAATCTATCTTTGTAAGTGCCATCTGTAATCCTCCTTTATCCGGCAATTGCCTTAATTGGGTGTGCGGCCAGATAATCAGCAACCGCCTTGGCGATGTCATCCGGGTCTACGCCACCCATCCCCTTGATAAGCTCCATGATCTGGTCGTACACGTCTGGCGTGGGGTTGGCGGGAGCGCCGCTGGCAGACCGCACAGATGACAGCGCCCGCAGGAGCGCCATGCGGCTGGTGTGGATGTCCCCGGCGTAGAGTCCGATCTGCACACATCCGGGCACAGGCACCGGAGGCAGAGCCACGCTGGCACCTGTAAACACGGCGTCGGTGTAGGTGCCGTCCATGTAGATCACGCGCATGGTCTTGGTGTCGTATGCGCTCCACTCCTCGTCCAGGTCCCAGTGTACGATATAATCGCTGTTGTCGCACACAACGGTTGTCCCGGCGGTGCACACCGGGCGCTTATCGGTAACGGTAATGCTGATATCAGGCATGTAATACACTCCTTTATGCCGTCCTGCGCCATGTGTACACGGCCAGGTACGGCGGCATATTGTTGTGGGCCTGGCCGCCGCAGTTGGACGTAGCCTTGCCCGTGTAAGCGTTGGCGGTGCCGCTGGGAGACACGATCTTTATGGCCCCGGTGCCGGTTGCGTCGCTCTGGCCCGTGTAATCGTAGCCGTGAGTGTGGTTTGCCATCTCCGCCGCCGTCAGGATGTGCTCCTCCTCGCCGCCGGTGGAGCCAGCCGCGTGAGAATCACCAGCCGCCAAAAGGAACACGTCCTTGACCTGCTCCCACGTCCCGCCGAACAGTTCCGCCGGGGAGGTGGAATCTGTGGACTGGAAGATGCTGCCGACGGGGTGGAGGTAGTCCAGGAGAACTTTCCCCAAATACCGGATGGGCCACTTGAAGTCTACCACCTTTTCGCGCTCAGCCACGCCGCCGAAACAAACCCCGGGCAGGGAAAAATTTATATTCATCGGGACCGAAACGGTGGGGATGGTGATCTCCCGCGTTACCGTGGTGCCCAGGGAGTCCGTAGCTTTGACCTGTACAACGCTGGTCGTGTCCGTACCAAAGGCAACCAGATACACGGTTTTCGCTCCGGAGGTCTGGCCGGTCAGGTTGCTGGCCCCGGTGACCTCCACGGTGGCCTTGTTTCCGGTCAGCTGGATGGATAGCGTAAACGTCAGTTTGATATCATCGCCCATGGCGTTATCGGTCCATGTCCCGCCGGAGTAGTTGCCACGCAAAAAGGTCAAATCCTGGATTCCAGGGCCGCTGTACGCGTTCACGGCGATGTTCTGGGTAACAGATGCCGTGCGCCCTCTGCTGTCCGTGACGGTGGCTACAACGGCCATTGTGCCGCTTCCTGTAAGGGTATTCGCCCCGTCCGGGCTGGCGGCTTTCCCGCCGATGGTCAGAGACTTGGCCTTGATGGTACTGCCATAAGACCCAGCAGCGGAAAACGTGGCTTTCAGGGCGCTCTTGCCCTGCACCCAGCCGTATGTGGGCTGATACCCAGAGGTGTCGGACAGACTCACGGACAGGGTTGGGTTTACTGATGCAGGGATGGATGCCGTCAGTGTGGTCGTGTTGGTGCCCACCACGGCGTCCCCGTTGTAAGTGGTAATCTCCGCCGTGATGTTTACGGAGATTCCAGACGTATTCTGCGCGGCCCAATCCAAGGGCGGCGTATACGATATGGATGTGGCGCTGGATTTTGTCGCCACAGTTACCTGTGCCGCAGAGCCGCACTTGAGTTTGATGGTGTGTGTAAAAGTGCTCACGGCCCTGGTCACTACAAGCGTACCGGCAGAACCCAGCACAAGTCCGGTCGCTGAAACGGAAGATGCCCGGGGGATATCCGGGAGATTGACCGTGCCGGAAACCGTCAGGCTGGACGGCGTGTAAGATGACGTAAACCCGCTGTGCCAGTCCGCAGAAAGAACCACAGACCCCTTGCCCATATTGTTATGAGCAACGGTGATAGACTTGCTGCCCAGCTTGTACCAGCCCCTGGAATTGTACCGGTACGGGTTATACACCTTGGTGCCTTGCAGAGTGTAATAGCAACTATTGGCGTCCAGGTTGAAGCTCTCTCCGGTGCCGTCATAGATGTACAGCGTAAGAGACAGTGTGGACTTGTTGTCTGCGATACTCTGGGATACGCTGTAATCCAGCCGCAATTGCCAGCCGGTGGCCGATACCGGCCCATAAATGCTTGCCATCAATTCACCCCCACGAAGGACACGGAACCGTTGGGCTGTACGACAATGCCCATAGGTCCCAAGCGGAACTTGCTCAGCTCCACCAGCTCAAAGCTGTTGTTGTTCCAGTAGGCCAGGAGCGTCCCGGACGTATCGTAGAATCCGATCTTGTCGTTGTATTCCTTTAGGACAATTTCCGACGCAGAAGAACCAATGCGTAGCACCGGATGGCCGTCATCGTCAATTCCCGCCTCGATGAAGTCCGAAAGCGTCTGGCCGTTGACGGTGACTCTTTCGGCAGACATTTGCCCAGCGGTGATGACATTTGCGTTGATCTCGCCGTCCATGGTCAAGGCAACACCGGAAATGGTATTTCCGCCGTCCTTGGAGAATCCCAGCCCGCCTGTGGACATAATCCACATCCGGGTATTGGGCGTAATGGTGGGCGTATCTCGCAGGGTCCACCCGATGGGGAAGCCCTGATCGTCCAGAGTCAGCTCGTAATACCCTCCCTTTGCCCCGATGATCTTTTGCGTAGCGTTCTGCATGGCCTTGGTAAGGCCCTCATAAGCCCGCTTAATTCGCTGCTCTGTGGGACTTTCCATGGCGTAATCCGCGTCCTGTGGGGCGTAACTGTGCATCGTAGAGGACAGGCCGCCGTACAGGTGAATCTCCTGCTCCATAACGCACACATCAAGCCATTCGCCGGTATCACCCTCCACCCGGATAACGTCGCCAACCTCAACAGACGGGTCGCAGCGCCATTTTACATCGCAAGGCTGGAAAGATATCTCTACCTCCGGCTGAATCAGGTCCGCAACGGCCTGGTTCATGTATGGGTTTGTAGATGTGATGCCCAAGCCGGTGCCGGATGTAATGGGTTCATCTTCCGTCCCGGTGGTGAGGCTGGATACCGTGTACAGACCATCTGCCGTGCGGGTCAGGCCGGACATATACTGCTGCTCCCGACTGACTTGGAAGGTAGTATTCTCGTACCACTTGAACACCAGATTGCCGTCCCGGTCGAAATGCGCGGACTGTCCGCACAGCCCAGCCAGCCACCCCAGTTGCTGTCGGATGGCCCCCTCAAACACAGACTCGATTGTCATATCCGGGAAAGTCACCGTTGGGGGAGTCAGGCCGCTTTGCGCACACAAGTCCGTCAGCATAGCGTCTGGCGTGGCGGGGAACTCGATTTGCGGGGTGTACTGCTCCGTCAAAGATGCCATCTGGTCATAGCCGGTGATTTCCCAGCCATACACCAAATTTTCTACGCCGTCTGCGGGGATGTAGTATCGGCCCAGGGGGACATATTCCACCACAGACGCTGCGGTGCTTACACCGGCGATTGCCTTGCCGGCCACAGCCTGACCGGCGATGGCTGTTGTGCCTGTATCACCACCAGGAACGTAGATGCCGATATACGGTACAAAGTACCCACCGGACAACTGCAGCGGCTCATCCGGCTTGTAAATGCGGATTTTGCACCGCCCGGAACAGGCAGAGCCGACGGAGATTCCGTCCGAGGAGTCAAACGCTGGTGTTGCGGTGATCTCCTGAACGTATTCTCCGTCCAGCTCCGTCTGCCCGTTAAAAATCACCTTGGCCTTGATCTCACGGCCATAATCCGAAAAAGCGAAGTGAAACGCAGATGAGACATTGTACATTGCGTCACCTCTCCACGAAGTTCATAGCCAGACTTTCCCATCTCCATTCCCCATCGATGCAGGAATACATGGGCGTGGTCCGGTCGCCCACATAGCACGTCATAGTGCGGTTCGTGCCGTCCTCCGCATCTGGCCCTGTCGCCTGGAAAAATACGTCCGTGACGGCTTTCAGGATTGTGGAGCATTGTTCAGCAGTCAGGGGGGGCCATTCCATGGTCCACTTTCGTTTCCTGGCCACCCTGTCGCGGAACGCATCACCATTTTGGTTCCTTCCGGAACCGTCTGCATCTACGTCCTGTAATCCCCAGGAAAAAGACTTAGGGTCAGAGAGCGGCACAGTAGTTCCGTCTTTCTTTTTTACCGTGATGATTGCCATGTGCCCCTCCTTACGCAAACAGGGGAGATTTGCCGGTTGCCCGGACCACCTCTTTGTTCTTCTTTACGACGTTGCGATACACCACGTCGCCGTCCATATTGATAGTAATGTTAATATCCCCGGACACTCCATCCTTATTGGACATAGCGGACATTACAGCGCGGTACACGCCGTCAGACACGGCGGAAACGATTTGGTCATTGTTCGCAACGGCTGTCCGTCTGCCGATGTTGCCCACCATCTCTGCGCCAGCTTCACGCGCAACAAACAACTGGCCCTCGTTGGGGAAACCGCCTTCGGCGAACTGTTTAATCTTCGGGATGTTTACCAATCGCTTATTAAAAGCCGGTATGATTTGAACGCCACCGATCTTCAGACCCTTGAAGTCCAGATGGAACATCTCATTTACCGCATCAATCACGACATTGACGATGGAGATAATCCCGTTGGCCATCTTCTTTACAAATCGGGTAATAGGGTTGTCGTCCAGCTTCCATGCGGCGTGAGACGACGCAAGCCCGGCGGCAAGCACGGCAAGGCCGAGTCCAATTCCCGCGCCAGACAGGAGCAGCAAAACGCCGAGAACCATAAGCGCACCGCCAACAATACCAGCAATATAAGAGATCGATTTTTTCAGGAACTTTGAGACGGCGTCCCAGTTTAGCGCCGCAGCTGTCGCGAGGCTTGCCGCTCCGATTACCATCAGAGCAATGCCCAGAGGGATGTTTACTCCAGTAAACGTAAGCAACGCGCCGAGTGCCAACTGCGCGGCACCAAGTATCACCATAACGGTGGTGATTGTTTTTTTCACTGAATCGGGCATTTCGTTCCACTTTGGAACAATTGCTGTGGCCAGCACGAACGCGCCAGCCACCATCAAGGCAATGCCCAGCGGGATATTCGCCCCGGAGAAGGCCAAAATAGCGCCTACCGCCAGTGCGCCCAATGCAACAAATGTGACCAGCCCGCCGATGATTTGTCGGACATCTTCCGACAGTTTATCCCACGTCAGTGTTTGAGACGCAATCAGTTCCGTTGCACCAAATGCCATAAGGCCGATGCCGATGGGAATATTTGCCCCGGAAAAAGCAAGGATTGCGCCGATAACCAGAGCCGCAGTTCCGCTTACAAGGTCAATGTTTGCGATGGCATTTTCCAAAACATTCTTCACGGCATCCGGGTTATCTTCGTTGCCGGAAATCATCAGAGCAAGGCCACTTGCCATCATGGCGATTCCGGCGGGCACGTTAATCCCGGTAAAAGCGAGAATCGCACCAATAACGAAATCAGCCGCGCCTAATGTGGCTTTGATTTCTGCAATGTTGTCTTCGATTGTCTGTTTGATCTCAGAAACCTTGCTTTGAACAGCCCCAGCCAGGAAATCGTACTCGGGCAAATCAATCCCAAGTCCACCAGAGCCGGTAATGCCAGCATCCGTTTTGCCGGAAGAACCCATGTTGGACGGCAAGATGTTCAATTCGTCAAAGCCCATGGTGTAGCGCTTAAATTCCTTGGCAGCATCTACCGCTGCATCCATGTTGTCCGAAAGCTCACCGGCGGCAACAGCCCCACGATTCACACCATCCCAGTCAACGTCCGTAAGCTCAAACCCGAACAGTTTAGCCAGCGAGTTCGCTAACTCGCGGACAATTTGCAGAAACGCAATGACATAAGGCAGAACCTTAGTCAGAATCGGGATAAACAGATTGCCGATTGCACGGGACACCTGGGTAATTTCTGCTCTAAGCACACGCAGCTGGTTCGCAGGAGCTTCCAGGGTTCGGGCCATGTCGCCCTGTGCGGTAGTCACCTGTGTCATAATAGCGTAGTACCGCAGTTCTGCTTTTTCCGCCTGATTCATGGCGGAAACGCTCTTGGTAATACCAAGATTCAGCGCTTCCTGCTGCAATCGCGCAACAGACAGGTCATAGCCCAATCTTCGCAGGGGCTCCAGTTCGCCTGCAATGCCGGATTGCAGCTTCTGCATGGAGTCCTCAATAGAGATATTGAAGAAAGAGGACAGGTCATAGCCTAACTGTGTCAGGTTTTTGCTCATGGTGTATGCCCGGTCCTCTGTATCGCCAAATCCGGTCAAAAGTGTTTGGAACACGCCCTGGTTCCGCATCCACTGCGCCGGATCGATGCCCATCACAGAAGATACTTTTTCTGCGTAGTTCTGCGCTTCCTTTGCGTATTTACCCAGCGCGACGTTGAACAGGTTCAGGTCCTCCTGGTATGTGTTGGATTCCGTGATAGCCGTTCCGATAAGGCCCACCACGCGCCGCAGCCCAGCATACAAAATTCCGAACCGAATCATGCCCGTAGCTCTGCTGAACATGCTCGTTCTGCGCGTCCCGCGCTGAACGGCGGCGTTGTACTGGTTTACCATCGTAATGGCCCGCTGGAGTCTGGCTGGTAGCGCAGCAAATCCCGTTCCGAGCCGCTGCATCTCGTCAGACAACGGGCGAATCGCCGCCGCAAGCTCCTTCATTTGGCGGTTAAACTTATCCAAGTCCGCCGCATCAAGCTCACGCATGACCTCCGGGAGTTTGCCGAGTTGGCTAATAAACGATGTGAGATGGGAACGTCCCAGTTCGGAGAGCGGGCGCATACTGTCTGCAAGGGCAATCAGCTTATCGCCGTCCGTTGTCTTGATTTGGCTCAGCGCCGTAGAAAGTGCGGCGATCTGGTTCGGCACGGAACTGGAGATTTTGACGGCGCTGACCTCACTTAGGCTTTTCAGTCCGCTGGTCAAGGACCGAATTTTCTGGAGCTTATCTGCGCTGGTGTTCTCCAGGGCCTTGTTCAGGGAGTCCAACTGCCTGGCAGTAGTGCGCAGAGCCGACACGCCCCCGGATGTGGCCGTTTTCAGACGAACCAGGGTATTTTGCAGCTTTTCCAGGGACGCTACAGCACTGTCGCTGTTTTCCTTAATTTGAAACTCAATACCCTGGATTTCCACATTATCCGCCATTCTTGCCACCTCCCTGTTCGAATCGTTTGTTGTTCGCGATCATAAACATCTCCATGACGGACCGCGCCTTCTTGTCGCCTTGCTCCTGTTTTTTGGGCTTTTCGCTTTGTGCATACAGGTCGTATGGGGAATCACGGTACGGCTTTGGCCTGGTGCCCTTCTTGCCACCCATGCGGAGAATGGGCGCCAAGTCCGCCACGGCTTCATAAATGTATGCACCGTGCAGCCATGCGGTTTGGTTTGTCAAATCGCGTTTAATCTTCGCTGCTTCCCGGTAATATTTGACCAGTTCGCAGTCCTCGTCCCAGTACTGGCTATAAGTCATGCCAATGGCCAGATAATATGGAAACAGCTCATAGAATTTATCGGAATAGCGGGGGATTGGCTCCCCCGCTTTATTAGACGGCGACTCGTTTACCAGTTCGCCGTCCAGGTAGGGTTTTCCTCGCTTTCCGCAGGCTCGTCCAGCAGGGCGATGATGGGGTCGTTGTACATCTCAACCAGCTTGCCGATCAGTTCGTCCTTCTTGGACATGCCAGCGTAAATCCTGTCGATCACATCGCGCTTAACAAACCGATGATGAGCTTTAAAAGCTCCAGCAAACAGCGCGGGAAGACTGGTCATGGGTTTGCTTTCGACTTCGGTCGCAACAAACCCTTCTTTCTCCATCAGTTCCACGGTCTTCCGGGTATATTCCAGGGTGTACGCAATGCCAGTCACGGGGTCCTTAACAGTAAGCGTCTTTGCCATGTTCTGTTTCCTCCTTATTCGACATCCAGGTTGATTACGGTCGAGGGGGCGATGGTGATAGCCATGCCCACAACTTCGTTGACACCGCCGCCGGTGGGGTACACGGACAACTCGCCCTTAAAGCTGAACTTGCCGTCCGTCCCGGAAGGAGTCAGCGTTCCCGCGCTTTCGGTTCCGCCGAACCATACGGCGTAATCCTCCTGCTTGCCCTCCAGCGCCTTGAGCGACTTATAATCGGTCAAGGTGTAGTTGGCGGTGAAGGACAGGCCGTCCATGGACTGGATGCCCGCGATGAAGGTCTGCATCTTGTCGGAAAGCGTGGTGGTTTCCAGCATGTCGGGGTCGCCACCCAGATCGGGGAACTCTTTGATGTCGATCAGTTTCGCCCACGAAGCGGCGCTTGCAGTCTTGTGCATCAGAAAAACCTTGTAGGTAGAGATAGCGATAGGTCATCATTCCTTTCTGTTATCGTCTGAAAATAGTGGCCCCGTCTGTTTCCGCCCTGTATCTGGCAACAAGACGGTAGATAGAGGCGTTTTCCATGTTCGGGACCGGGGACATGGAAATCCTTGTGAAGTTACGCGCATACATCATCCTGTCGATGTCTGCCATGATGGAACGGCATTCACTCTTTTTCCTGCCAGTTTTGTTGGAGTAGACGTTTACCTCGTACATCAGTACGGAATATCTCTCGCTTTCGGATGAATCTAAACGATTTGCGGCGGTGTAATTGTCCTGCTCCACAATGCTGGCATGTGGGAATTTAGGGGGCGCATTGATATACTCCCCGGCCACGTCAATGCCCGGGTATTTCTCGCGGAGCTGTTCCGCGATTGGCGTATACACCTTGCTTTCGATGTCGATCATCGGAACACCTCCTTGACCAGGGCTGGGAGCCTGTCTGAAAGCTCCTTTACCGTGTCGTACATGGACATGTTGGCCGGGTTGCCGTGAGTAAGAACCACCGTATTGCCGGTTTTGGGGTTCGTTTTCTCAACTCCGTTTGTTCCGGGGTCCCCGTAGTAGCCCCACGTCCTTTGCTTGCCGTGACCCTTTCCGTAAGCGCCGCGAACCATGCCGTTTCGCGCGGCTTCCGGGTGGTTGTCCGGGTACATAACGCCAGTGCCGAATTCAATAAACAGGACGGACGCACCGACAGCTACTACCGCCGCCGTGCGTCCGTCCCGTTCTTCGATTTTTACATTCGCGTCGTTTGTCCCGTCGTATACGGCAGACTCAAATTTTGCGGATGCGATATCATACCCCATGGAAGAAAGCTCTCGGAGAAGCACATTCGCCCGGTCCTCCAGCCATGTCCGGTAATCCTCGACTACGTCAATCATCCGTTGAATGCCCGCAGCGGACAGCGCCGTCTTTACAGTCCTTTTCACGACACATTCACCTTGCTGACGGCGATGGAAACCAAATTCAGAGACTTGGCAATTTGCTTTACAACGTAGTCATAAAGCGGTTTCCCGTCTTTATATTCCGGCTTTTTGTCAATAAAAAGTACTGTATTTTCGTCTATGGGGCAAGCCGTATCATCTGTGATGATCACCTTGTCATAGGAGATGAACTGCCCAAACTGCTGAATCTGCGCATACCCGGCAGCCGGGGAGATATTGGCTTCCATTTTCACCGGGTCCGCGTATTTCACGCTTTTTTCTCCGGTTTCGTAGCCATTAGCGTCCTTCTCCAGTTCTGTCCCTCGGTACAAAAGATACCAGCACGGCCTTTTGTTTCGGTTCATGATTTTCATCCTTGCACCTCACATGGTGGCCGCAAACGGCACGATTTCCCGCATAAGAGAAGGCGGCACATCGCCGCCCTCATAAGACCTGGAAACGCCATTTTCGCTATGCGCTGTTTCCCCCTCTGCTCCGCGCTTGTTGATGAGATATGCGGCGATCTCAATTTGGTTGATCTCGTAGCATGCGGGGACAGCAGTGGCATCTGTCCCGAACGGAAACGCTCTGCGGAGAATCTTGCTGGCCGCAATATTCAGATACGCAGAGAGAATCGATTCGCTTGTCTCTCCGGTCATGTCTCCCAACATGGCCAGTTTTTCTTCGTCGCGCATCTCATACCCCCAGATTAGCCGGTGACAGCTTTGGTATTAACGGGATTGCTGGCGTCGTTGGCGATGAACACGCTGCGGCTGTAGGTGGGCTTGGTAAAACTGGTGGCGATGCCGGTAAACTTGCCGTGATACCACTCGGGGCCATGGTCAAGGCCGATCTGGCCGAACAGCTGATACTTTTCGCCCGCGCCGGTCTTTGCCAGCTGTTCCAGGAAGAAGTTACCCTTGCCGGGCACGGGCTGGAACACGGGGGAAATAACGTCCAGGTTCAGCAGCAGAGCGGTGCCAGCGGGCAGGCACTCGCCAAGGTACAGATACACCACGCCCAGGGGAGTAACCACGCTGGATAGGGAAATGCCGTTGATTTCACGCGAATCGGGCACCACGGTCAGTCCATTCTGAACAGCGTCGGCGTTGATCTGGAACATGGTCACAGCGTCACACCACAGGCAAAGGCCATCGGTGGGGGCGTTCTGCCCATAGATCTTCTTCACCATGTCGGCAATTTCCCACAGGCCCAGAGGCTTGCTGGCCATAGCCGTGACGTTAGTGGTGACTGCGGTAACGAGACCACGGGTTTTGTTGATCTTGGTGTCATCGGTGGCCTTGTTGTACACGCCGTTAATGAACGTGTACTCAATGTCGCGGTTGATCTTCTGCATCTTGGCGGCCACTTGGAAGTCCAGTTCATTAATGGGGTTTGCCTGTTGACCAGCTACGTTCAGGCCAGACAGGGTGCCCATATTGGACTGTTTGGCATAGGAGATGCCGACAGCCTCATGAAAAATCTGGGTAACGTTCGTTTGCTGCTCCCGGGTCACAATGGAAGCATCGGGGGCGGTCAAAGACGCAGATTCGGAGATGGCGGGCTGTTCTCCGCCGCCGGTGGTGTACTCCTGGCCGGTAACAAACTCTACGTGGTCCGTCACCTTAGCCCGGGAACCGATAATGGAACTCAGGGGGGTCTTGGTATTGCCCTTGTTAAAGAGCATGCCGGAATAGTTCAGCGTTGCAAAGCTGGTAGCAAAAGTATCTGCCATGTCTTAACTCCTTTTATTTGTTATTTGCGGATTCTTCCTGTGCCTTCAGACGCGTGTAATAAGCGATTTCCGCATAGTTCTTGCTTGCACGCGCCTCCTCGATCTTCTTGTCGTAATCAACTCCAACGGGACCGGCACCGCCGTGCGGCGCGGGAGTTCCCTTGAGTATGTCGGACTTTACCTTCTTGGCATACTCGTCCAGGAACTTCTGCTGGTTCGCAAAGACCTTTGCGGAATCACCAGCCGCCAGAGCTTTGGCAGTGTCACTTGCCAGGTCCTCTGCATAGCCCTGCGCCACGAACTTGGCCTTGTACTCAGAGACGGTCTTTGCCGTTCTCAGCTCGTCAAGCTCTTTCTGCATGGCGGCAATGCTATCGGCTTGCTCCTGCTTCTTGCGCTCGTCCTCGGAAAGCATGTCGTTGTACTTCTTTTTCCACTGGGCGGCGTCGGAGTTTGCCTTGGAAATAGCGTTCTTCTGCCGAGAAAGCTCTGCGGCGTTGTCCTCATACTCAAAGCACTCCAATGCCTTGAGCTTGTCCTCGGTGGACATATCTGCGTAACCTTCGATTCTGCTGGTGTCGATTTTCATGTTGATACCTCCTGCGTTTTTTCGGCGGTTCCCTCCGCACCGTTTTCCGTTTTTTCCGAGGTTGTCTCCCCGTCGCGTTTTAACGACTTCCCTGTCGATAGTTCCTTTTCTTCTTGCTTTTCGGCATATTCCGCGCTGATTTTGTACGCAAGCTGAGGATCGGAGAACATGCCGCAGTGTGTAAATGCCAGTTGGGGGGCAATTTTCCCGTTGTTCAACATGGCTACCAGAACGCTGGCCTTTTCGCTGATATTTTCGTAGTTCCGGCGCGTAAACCGGATTTCCAGGGCGGACATTTTCAGCGAAAGCGCCCGCAAATTGTTGCAGATTTTGATAGCGATTTTCAGAAACTGCTTTTCGGACCGTTTGAACATCTGTTCGGAATCCTTTGCCCGCGCCTCTGCCGACGACCATCCGTCGCGCATAATGACCGCAGACCCGGTGTCGCTGGTTGAGGAGCCTCCATTCCGGTTCGGCATTCCGCAAATCGTCAGAACGGTGTCGTACATGTCATCCGTCAAGGTCTGGGTCTGCGTCTGGTTCAGCTCCGCCGTCAGGTACCCAACGTCAGCCTTGAGCGTCGCGTCAATGTCCTTGAACTTAATAGCGCCCTCCGCCCTCAGATTCTTGTAATCTTCGGACGAAATGTCCACGTTGTGGAACAGCATCAGCGCCTGGACAAACTGTTCAACGCCGTCCATGCGGTTGGATTGGACGTTGTTGATAGCGTCCAGAAGGGGGAGCACAATCTCAAAAGCGCCCAACCGGGCTTCATTGGAGGGGTATTCGATAATTGGAATGCCCAATATCTGTGGCTCCGCTTTCACATCCCAGGTTTCCGTTACCTCAAAATACGTGTCTTCGGAGTAGCAGCAGAAAACAACGGTGTTGTCCTCTTTCTGCACATACGTCACGCCCAAGATGGGCCGGTGGCCTAAGCCGCTGGAGTACACCACAAAGGTGTTGCGCGGATCCAGTGTAAAAATCTCAAACGGAGATTCATCTTCTTCCACGTCCGCCATTCTGTCCGGCAGAATCATGCGGTAAGACGTGCCGCAAATATGGAACCAGTCCGCCAGCTCCTTGTCCTTGGCGGCCTTGTCCTCTGAAAGCGCATAATCGTTGAGCTTGGACACGCCTTCAGCGACAGATTCATCGTTCCCCCTGCTGACGTACTGCACAGGCTCACCCAGAAGATACCCGACCTTGAACGAAACAATTTCGTTCGCCCGGTTCACGACGATCTTGTTGTTGATTTCCGGCCTGACGTCCTTTACCCTTCCCAAAATGGGCTGGTCTCCCTTGTAATACCTGTAAAGATACTCAATGTCCGCCCGGTTCATCTGGTGGATGGGCATAGCCTTTTGCAAAACATCCACCACGTTTCCCCGGGTGACGTGCTCAACGTCCGTGTAGATAACCTTCCGACCAAAAAGATTCATTGGCACACCCCCTTAAAATGGCCGCTTGAACACTTCCACTTTTCCGCCCACTCGCATCCGGATTTCGTTCTCCAGCAGGGACAGTGCATCCGGCGCGTCATCGTGCGGCACTTTGCCGCTCCGGGTGTAAGTGGTGACTTCCTTCATGAAATTGAAGTACTGGCTGCCCCGTTTATAGGTGGATGGATGCTTAAACCAGAAGTGTTTCTTGATGTTGTCGGACGCAAATTCAATTCGCGTCTGTTTGTTGGAAATAGTCCTTTTTGTACGTATTCCAACGCTATATCCACGCTGCCGGACGATTTCCGCAACGTCTCTGGCGTAATACATGCCCGCGTTGTTGCTTTCAAACAGCGCGTCCGCAACGCGATTGTCGATTAGGCACCTGGCGCATTCCGGCTTTGTAATGTCCGGCGGTGAGTCGTCGAACACCACGTCCACGATATACACCTCATCACCGTACAGTGCCGCCACAGGAAGGGCGGTGCTGTCGCTGCCGCTTTCTGCTGTGTCGCACACGGCAATAATGGCATCCGGGCCACGGTCTGTGGGCAGTTCGAAAAAATAATTCAGCTCATCCTTGTTAAAAAGCAGCCCCTTTGCTTCAAAGGGCTGCTGCTGAAATTCACTCTCAAACTGTTCCGCACCCAAAAGCTCCCTCTGTTGGCGGAAATACGCTGTGGTAAACACCTTTTTCCCGTCCCATTCGTATTCGTAGTTACTCTCGTCCGTAACGGGGTCAAGTGCCGGTATTTCGATGGCTTTCCACGCCCAGCCGCCTTTTTGCGCTTCCTCTTGGAGGTGGCCGATGGGGTCATACAGGGAATATCGGGTCCCCGTTGCGATAATAGGGGTGCCCTCAATGGCTCGGCCCAGGATATCACCGGATATGATCTCCCACTTATCGTCTAACCTCTGGCGGTTTTTTGCTTCCCCGCGTCCATCTACGCAGTCATCCAGATATAGGACGTTCGTAGCCTCCGACAATCCCACTTGTCTTGCGTCAATAGATCGGCACATGACTGTGGGGAAACGGGATCTTGACCGCAGATTCAGTATCTTTGTGTCCGCATTGGTCTGCACCAACGGAGAATTTGGGAAAACGTCATAGAATAAATATTCATTTGGCGTTTGCAGATACTCCAGGCACCCGGAATAAAAGCTCTTCACCAGGTCGTCCCCCGTCCCTTCCATTAGGGACGACTTGTCCGGTTCCCGCCCGGACAGGAAATTGACAAAATTGATGCCCAACTGGGATTTCCCGGCGCGTTTGGGCATCGACAGCGTCAGCAGCCGCAGTTTCCCATCCAAAACCTCCTGATACGCCGCAACAATAGGCCGCAGATAATGTCTTCGGGGTGCGTAGAACTTCTTCTCCGGTTTGCGGTTCATCTCGATGTACAGCAGAAACGTGTCGAAATCGTGCGGTGCGTCAAAGCACATGGCCTTTTTGTACACGTCAAACAGAGAATCCGCCGCATTTGCGCTGCACTTGTGCAGGGCCGCAGAACTCAGTTTTCGCAAATCCTTGCTCAGCTCATGGGCCAGGGTGAAATCGTCCGGTTCCAGTTGTCGGCATACGGACAGAAGGTCCATGTACGGCACGTGGTCGGACGGATCCCGCGCAATATGCTGTTTTATGCGTTCCGATAGTTTTGCGTAGTCCATGTGGCCTCCATTTTTGCATAAAAAGAGACGGGTTCCCGAAAGAACTCGTCTCTTTTATTTTGCTTGTATAGGTTACTCGCCCACGTTGATTGTGATCGTGTCAGAGGTCTCGTTGAAATCAGCGGTCAGTTTGAACTCAAGCGTCTTGACCTCGGAAATGTCGGACAGGCCAGCCTTTTCAAGGTAGAAAAACATGGAATAATTGATGTTTTTCCCGCCCTGCATTGTTGCGGGGACTCCGCCCAGGTATTGGACCATCGTATCATTCACAGAGCTGTCCTGCGGATATACCGTAATTTCCTGGTCCGTCTTGTTCTCGAACAACATCTGGATGTAGCAAACACCCGGCACGGAATCTAACTCCGTGATGCCCAGGTACGTTGCCTTGAACGTCTCGCCGTCATACACGACCTTCTCAACGGTCTGGCCTCCGGTCTCGCCGTCATCCGGTTGGTCCACGGTGCCTCCGCACCCGACCATAGCAATTGCCGCCACCATGATGGCAAGCAGCACTGCCCACACTTTCTTTGCTCTCATTTTCCTTTTCCTCCACATTTATTTTCTCCCGGGTGGCCGGGGGAATTACTTCACTTCGCCAGATTCGTATTCCTTAACACGCCGGTAGAATGTGTTCGGCTTCAGGCCCAAATGACCCATAGCCGCTTTGGCGGTGATATGGCCCGATTTCCAAAGGTCGTATTCCTGTTCGAACTTTTTCCTGTCCACCGGGATAGCCTGACGGCCTACATACTCGCCGCGCTCCTTCTTCGCGTCGATGCCCTCTTTCTGCCGGGATTTGATATAATCACGCTCCAGCTGGCTCACTGCCGCAAATACCGTCAGCATAAATTTGCCCGCCGGGGTGGTGGTATCTATCTTTTCCTTCTGTGATTCAAATTGTACACCCTTCTCTGTCAGTTGGTCAACAAGGTTTAGCAAATCGCGCGTATTTCTTGCAAACCGGCTGATCTCGCTCACAACCACGGTATCGCCCTCGCGCACAAACGCCAACAACTTCTTCAGTTCTGGCCGGTCAGTGTTCTTGCCGCTGCACTTGTCTACAAACAGCTTCTCCGCGCCGAGCGCTTCCATCGTGATTTCCTGCCTTGCTGTGTTTTGCTCTTTCGTTGACACACGGACGTATCCTACTTTCATTTTTCGTCCCTCCTTTGCCGTGATTATATCACGTCTGCAAAGGTGTGTCAATATGTCAATTTCAGTTTATGCAATGCACAGGTATTTTTTCTCTTTTGTTTTTTGCGGGCATTTTGGGGCTTACCCGGCCCCGCTCCCGCCCACGATATCCCCCACCCCCGCCCGGCTACGCCTGCCGCGCATGGCAAAAGGTATACCCGTGTGCAACACCGGCGGCGCGTTGCGCATGCCTTGCAAATAATCCATTGCAATATTGCAAAATTGCGCATTAAGGTATTGACATACTCCGCCAAGCGTGATATCATATCAGCATAGAGAGAGGGCCGCACCGGTTACAGCCTACCAAGCCCCGGAGCAGCCCCCACACCAGACCAGAGGCCCAGCGCGTACAGTGTACCACGCCCGGGCTACCTGGTCAAGAGATAGGCCAGTAAGGCCGGGAGGTATATTATGATGGATATCAACTATAGCGCGGTGCGTGAGCAGATCAAGGCCACGCCAGCCCGTAGCGCATGGCGGCGCGGTGTCGCTGCCTACGCGCTGGAGCTGCTGGACAGCGTAGCCGGTCGCGCGGCCTATGAGGGTCACGGCCCCGAGGATGTCGCCCAGCTCCGCAAGTGGATGTTGGACGGGGCCAGGGACTGGAGCGAGTACAGTTATGGCGGTTGCTCCCTGGTGTATGATGGGGACATTGCCGAGCGGCTGTGCACACCCTCCGAGCTGCGCAAGACTCGCGGCGGCGAGCGCAACCCGAATTGTCGGGAGTCCTGGCTGGATGTCCAGGCCCGCGCCCTGTATCGCGCGGCCTGTGTTGTCGTCAACGCTTGCAAGGAGGTGCAAGCATGAGCGCTAACGAGATTGCCGCCAAGGTGCAAGAGCTTAGAGAGCTGCGCCGCATGGCCGACGAGCTGGCCGCAGAGATTGACGGCTTGCAAGATGCCATCAAGCAGCACATGGACGCCGCCGGGGTTGATACCCTGGCGGGCCTGGACTACAAGATCACCTACAAGGCCGTTACATCGTCCCGGCTGGACTCTAAGGCCCTCAAGGCCGATCAGCCGGAGTTGTACGCCAAATACACCAAGCAGACCACAGCGCGCCGGTTTTGCATCGCTTGAGGGGGTGCCGGATTGCTATCTATCTTGTTGTTGATCATCTGGTTTCCGTTGGCCATCTTGGCCGACGTGGTCCGCAAGTCCATGTAATCACCCATATGGCAGGCCGCCGCAGAGGTGAGGAAAGGCTTGCAAAGTCAAGATAAATCTATATAATTAACTATATTAACTATAAAGGAGTGTATATTATGTCTATTATGTGTCCGTGGGATAATTCCGGCGAACTGGTTCCGGGCGTTACTGTCAGATCATGGCTTGAGTATTTGCGTTTTATTGGGTATGCCGGCAACATTACTATTGATCGGGTGTATTATAAGTTCCCGTCTTTGCTGATTTGTCCCCCTGATGATTTGGATTTATCCGCCGCCGTGGTTGCGTTTGACGATGGCTATTATGGCAATTATGGAGTTTTGACAAGATAAGCTTACTGTTGACAAGCCGCCCCGGCTCTATCCGGGGCGGCTATTTTTTTTGCCCTGCCCGTAATGGCGTTTTGCGGGCTTTTGCTGTTGGGCGGTATTGGGATACCACCGCCAATGCAACGCGCTCTCACTCTTCCCGGCCGTCGTCCTCGTCGCCCGGTCGGGTAGTCCACTCTCTTAGGATTGCTATTGCATCATCAGGCATGCCCGGCAAATCTCTTAACCGCTCAAAAGCGCGGAGTGCGCTTGCCTTGGTGCGCATTAGCCCCGCAATCTCTTTCCCCCGCAGGTAAGCCTTACTATCCTCAAGGAGTTGTTTTTCCGCGCCGGATAAGCTGTCAATATCGACACCACGACACAGCGTATACACTCGTTGTGTATCGTCGCACATTGTACATTCCAATAGGTGGGGATAATATCCAGCCATTTTTTTCCTTTCAACCGTAGCCCCTCGGCTAATACATAAAACCGTTCTTGCTCGATTATACCATGTAGACCGACTAATGTCAAAAGTCGCTGCAAAAGTCGCCCGGTTTTGCGCGAAAGTCGCCGATAGTCGCTAAACCGTGCATAACCCCGGGAAAATCGTTGCCCCTACTCCGAAAGTTGCTGAATAGTCGCTAAAAAAATCAGTTTTCATAGTCGCAAGACGCCGCCTCGATGTACTTCTTCTGGAGTTCTTCGGGCGGTGTTTCTGTCCCAAGGGGATTGTTGGGCGTGAGAACGACCTCTTGTTTGTCGGTCATGCCGAAAAAGTTCTTTGCGCGGAAAATGTACGTAATCTGCGGAATTTTCCCCTGTGAGACCAATTTTGCATCGATTCCGGCCAAAATTTGTTTGGCTTTTTTTATCATGCCAGCTCTCACGGGGCCCAGCGATCCCTTTTGCCAGTCCAAGACCGTTTGAGTTACGGCACCAAGAGCGAGGCACATATCCTCCACCGTGGGAATCTGCCCATCTTCTACGCACTGTTGGAAATAGTCGTTAAGCTTATCGGCGCATTCCTCGTCAGTTTTTACGCACGACCTTTTGAAGTATTGGAATGATTCCCTGACGATTTGCGAGATCTCTTCATTTGTTGCGGTGCACCTGGCCGTGACAGACGCTGATGCCGCGCCCCTGGTGTGCGAGATGGCATTCTCTCCGCGTTCTTGCACGATGATCTTGCGGATAGTCGGCTCGGAAAGCCCGTTTTGTTTTGCCACAGTCGCTATATGCTTGCATGCGTCATAGTCGGCAAGGACCTGCTCTCTCATGGCTTGCGTGATTTTACTTGCCATCTATGTCACCTTCTTCCCGTCTTACCATATTTGGGGTGATTTCAAAAAGTTCGTCACACTCCGGGCACCTGACATACGCATCTGCCGGTCGGACAACAGTTCTTCCGGTCATGTAGTCGTGCTCAACATTTTGCACGTATTGAACTTCGCTTCTCGGATTGAACTCAAATATGCACCCGCACGCTGGGCATTCTGCCCGGGCAAATTTATCTTGTTTCACGTGCTTAATGATTTTCATAACTTCTCCTGTTTATGTGCCGCGCTCCCACCTCTGCGCTATGTATGGCACAAGTTCACCCGCCCAATTGGGCACTCCTACTATCTTTTGGAACGGGCGGCTGGATTCGAACCAGCGACCAAGGGTATTCAATCGCATATCCCTTCACGCGATAAAGCTCTGCCGACTGAGCTACGCCCGCATTTGCTCGGCTTGCCGCTTAGATTGTCACGCCTCATGCGCGCTTGAAGCCCCGCAAGCATTTCAAGCGGCCACACATTGGCTATCGCAAGGGGGACGCATCCCCGCGGCAGTTTTCAGCGGCCATTGTCATTTGCATGTGAGCCATGCCGGACGGTCTCACATTGTCCGGGCGCTACCCGGCCTCTGGTACCACACCTCGCTGCGCCTTTTCATCAGCCACGCACTGTTTTTGCGGATTAACTGTCCGCCGCTATCCGGATAGCTTGTGCGTACTTAACTTCTCGCGCTTCCTCGCCCGCTTGTGTGGTTGGTGCGGCATTGCAGTCCTGCCCTGCTTTAGCGCTTCAGGGGAAGCCCCCGTCACTCGCTGTGGTCTCCCACTACGGGGTACCTATGCCGCATATATGTCCGGTTTCCACGGTTACCCCACTTGTTTATACTCCGTTGGTGACTCCGTTTAGAGTTTGGCGCAGGCGGCTGGAGTCGAACCAGCACATACGGGAGTCAAAGTCCCGTGCCTTACCTTTTGGCTACACCCGCATAAAAGCAGACACCCGCAAGATATCTCGTGAGTGTCTGCATGCCGGCAACGCTCTTGCGAGGCCGCTTGCGCGGAGGCACCCATTACCGGCTGTGCCTTAACCTATGGAGGAAAGAAAGAGGAGAAAAATGAAATTTCGGGTTGTGGGCTGACTGGTTCCACTCTCCGATGATACTATTTTAGCACGTTTTTATGTGCCTAATGGGCCAACTTTTAGGAAACCAGGCCCAAATAATCCGCTACGTGCCACAAAAATGCAGCTTTTCGGCGCTTCATGGTTCTCTCGCTGAATCCGCATCCGTCCATGATTCTAAGCGGGTATCTGTCCCGGTTCTCGCAATTCCGCATGATCGCCCATACCAGCTTGCGCCGCACGTTCTCGTTGGCGATATCGCGGCCTACGTTGTCCATGGCGTATTCCACGGCCCGCATTTTCTTCGTTTCCGGCCAGCTCTCTATGGTTGCCAGCCGTTCCGCCTTGCGTTCCGCTATCCTACTGTTACCGGTGCTATGGGGCATGCCGGACATGGCATAGGCCGACGACTCCAACACTTCTTCCCGGGCCGCATTGTACGCGCGTACCCGGCGGGGATAGCCCCTGACATAGGCGATACATTCCATGCGGATATCGTAGGGGAGAGAGTATTTGTTGCTCATGTAGCACCTCCAGGAGTTTCATAGAACCCCTTTGGTTTCAGGCCATATGTAATCAACGTGTTTGACCTGCCTCCCTGATACACTGTCACGTCCCGCCCAAACACATGCACCTTGGCGAACATATGGCGGAATGGTTTCACGTCGCCATGTACATTAATTTTTAACACCACGCCGTAAATGGAACCATCCCATCTATCTTCTCTCTCTACAGGGTACTCTTCCACATCCGCAATAGCAAGCTTGGGCTCTTCGCACAAGATTATTGGAACCCCTCTGTAAACGTTCATCGTACCTCCTATTCCAGCGCCGTCTCAACGCCATACTCTTTGAGCATCTGCCGGATATCTGCCCAGGTAACGTACCCTTCCGCCACGCACTGAGCGGCGTGGTTTAGCTCCCCGGCAAGCTGCTGCACATCGTCCATCGGCGCGTCGTGCTTATCGATCAGGACGTACAGCATCAGATCTATGCCACGGTTCAGGCCCTCCACAATGCCATTGCTGTAGGCTTTGTCTACGTCGGCCTGTGTGCGGGGGATTCTGCGGGGGTTAGTCTTGGGCATGGGCATCCTCCCTCCTGCCATTCGCGCACCAAAAATCTGGAGACACAGGACAATCCACGCACGGGCCGTAGGAGCATATCAGATCATCCACTGCGTAGTAGCTGTTCTCGCAATCTTTGCACCGCACCACGGGCACAGCGTCCACAGTTTTTGCCGCTTCAATTGACTTTTTTATATCTCGATACGGTACAAGGAGATCGCCATTATTGTCATACCCGTACTCGACCCTGAATTTCACCGCATCCGCATCAATCAACCGCATCGCGGTCACCTCCGTCCATCTTTGCGCCGCAGTTGGGGCAGTGCTTTGGAAGCAGTCTCGGCGGCATCGGGTCTTCGTAACAAATATCTTCTCTGCAAGCGCTACACTGCCAATCGCACCATTCTTCGACATCAAACAAGGTATCGTCGTCATCAAAGTCGCTTTCTGAAGGTATCCACCGCCCATGCACCACCGGCGCAACGTCAGCGGCGGGGATACTGTTGATTTCCTGCGTGCAGATTTCTGGATTTTCGTACCGACATGTGATTAGATCAATCACAGCTTCCCGCTCAATGTATTCAGCCATTGTCAGCCCTCCTCCACATAGCACCAGCTCTGGGGCGGGCGGCGAATCTTCAGGCTTTCGTTCCCGCAAGTGCCGTTGTTTTCCCGGTACATGGCGCAGCTCTCACAATACCAGCTATTTTTGCATGCGCGCCGAAACTCACTCAGTTTGCGCGGCTGGTCATAGATCAGCAGGTCGGAGATATGCCAGCCGTAACAACGCCCCT